CTACACCGCCCCATCCGCCGATCGGCTCGAACACGAGCTCGACGTCGCCGGCGCCCGCCGCGAGAATCTGCGGGAGGTCGCCCTTCAGCACCTCGAAGATACGCGTATAGGGATTGACGCCAGCCGTTAGACTCCACCCGACGGCGCCGAACGCCAGGAGCGGCACGCCGTTTAATGTCGCCTTCGCCACCTAATTCTCCACGATGGTGTCGTCTTGCTTCTGTAGGTCGCCGAGAGGGCCGCCGTCATCCGAGCCCGCAGACGCAGCGACTGAATCCGGCTCGATCGCCATCATATACTCATCCCAGTCCATGTGATCGAGTACGCTGATCTGTTCGCCAGGTAAGCCGAGAACCAGCGGCGACACGCTCCGGCCTCCTCGCATGTAATAATCAAACCCGGCGGTATCCTCGCCCCAGTCGCCCGTCGTGCCGCCTCCGCCTCCGCCTCCGCCTCCGCCCGCTGGCGTGATCATGATCTTACCGACCGGGCCGGCGTTGCCGATCCCGAACCCGCCCATCTGATTCGCGAGCCCTTGCTGCACGCCACCCATGAGCCCGGCGCCCCACTGGAACAGATCGGGGATGAATCCGCCTCCTCCCCCTCCGCCTCCACCCCCGCCGCCGGATAGCTCCCGCCATCGGCGCGTGATCCGCCGGACGGATGTAGATTGGGTAGGCATCATATACTTGTTATGGTAGGAGCTATCCGCCCATACCGGCACGGGTATTTTGCCCGATTCGTATCTGTCCTCGGTGGTGACCGTCCCCGCCAAGAATGATGACCCGGACACCGCCAGCACGGACATCGTCGCGCTTACCTTGTTGTCGTCATAGTTGAACTGCGGGCTGTCTTGGATCACAGCGAGTGAGCCCGTACCCGCCGCCGACTGCACCTCCGCCAAGATGTACGGGCGGATGCTGTTCTCCCACTTCCCGACTATGTCCGTCACCCCCTTAGCGATTGATGCACTATAGGAGATGGCGAGCTCGACGAGACGCTGCACCCCCTTGCTCGGATCGTCGCCGGGCGCCAGCTTCGTGCGCGTGATCAGGAATCGTTGATCGAAGAGCTCCGAGTCATTCGTGCCTCCGGAGGATTGCGCGTATACGATCTCCTGGTAAACCCTATCGAACTCGAGGACCTTGTCCGCGTCATCCGCCTTGGCTGTCGGTTCGGCCACCAGCTCCCACGTGCCGCCCAACGACGCGATCAGCGTCCCCGCGTAAGCGCCAATCGAAGCCGCGTATTGTGTGCGGGCGCTGTTGCCCGACAGGGCGGTGTAGACGCCCGTCACGCGCATCGTGCGGCGTCCGGACGCAGCGGCGGATACCTCAACCGTTGACGAGCGGCGGCCGTTCTGGCCGCTTAGATCGGCCGGCATGTCCACGGTGATCCGCACGCGGTAGCGACGCGAGCGCCCCGTGTCTGCGACGTTCCCGATCTTGACGATCTGCGGCGTCGCGTTGAATCCCGAATTGGTCGACGGATCGAAATCTAATAGCGTCTGCGACCCCTGGATGACGCGCAACCGTGCCCGCGGCGTAGCGAACGCGGCCTCCACGGCGGCCACCTCGGTAGCGAACGCGGCCTCCGTCGCCGCCGTGGTTACGAACTCGCATTCTACCGCGGTCTGCTCGTACCCGCGGTCATACTTCCACTTCCCGTCAATGAGCCTGTCCGTGGTGCCGCCGATTGTCAGCGTCCCGTAGACGATGGAAAGCTCACGCGTCACCGCTGCGGTCATTGAAAGAGGTCTCCCACCATATCAAGGATGCGCCCGGTCGTCGTACCCGCGATCGCCTGAGCGACAGAAGCATCTGACGCGGCGACTACCCCGACATCGAGCCCCATCCCATGTACACGCTTCTCGGCTTCATGCTCTCGGGTAAAAAGCTCCTGCAATGCTTCTGGATCCACTTGCCCGCCGAATCGCGCGATCGGGCCGACCACCGACATGGTGCGCCCCACCGCGCGTGAAAGCGGATCTGTGACGTCGGCGAACGCGTTCCCGATTCCGAACGGCAATTCTCGGGCGGCCTGCAATGCGCCAAGCGTTATATTGCGATTGAAGTCCCCGCCGACACGCATCTGATTCGACACGGCCGTCGCCATCGTATCGGCGATGAAACCTTTACCGACTCCACCCGCTATCGCGCCAACCTTAGACACCGCGAACCCGAGCGATCGCCCGAACGATCCGACCTCGCGCACGGTGCTGCGGACGCTATCGCCCATCTCACGGAGCCCAGCCGTCGCGTCTTGGATCGCCGCCGCTGCGGCCGCCGCCGCCTGCTCCCCCTCCTGGCCCGCCGCGGTGGGCATCGAAAACTCTTCAGCCATTACGCTGCCACCTCATACCGCTGCTTCGCTATCACGCTAACCGCCGCCTCGAGCATCATACTGTCATGCGCGTCGCCGCCGTCGACCTCCGCGGTCACGATCGCGATCCCTGATTCTCCCTGCGACGCCCTGGCCACCCGGATGGCCTGCTCGACATCCCTGCGCTTGCCTGCAGCGGACATGGCCACGCGCTCTACCCGTGACAACTCGCAGTACTCTTGCAGAGAGACCACCCCGCCCGACACGAGGAAATGTCGCGCGGCCTCCACGAGGACGGGAATGAGTCGCTTCGTCTCCTGGCTGGATATGTCATCCGGGTCGAATCCCTCCAGGCACCCCAGCCCGGCCGCGCGTAGTAGTCTCCCGCCGCTCATAGGCTGAGGTCCCCCAGAACGCCGATGGAGATTTGACGCGCGGAGCCGTCCCGGATCCCGATGAACAGAACCGGAATGGTCAACTCATTGAATGCCCCCAACCGAAGGCGCGCCGCCTCCTCGACCAGCGGGAGCGCCTTATATAGGAGCAGGCCGGGGTTGCGGTTGTCGCGCGGCGTGAAGCAGAGCTTGACGCTCGCGGAGCTCCGGAGCGTGCCCGCGCGGTAGGAGCCGGGGTAGTTCACGACCTTATCGCCGGACGCCCCCGTAGCCGTGGAAGGGAAGAGCGTTGACAGTACGGTATTATCTCCCCACGCGCGACAGAGCGCGCCGAGCACCCAGGTCTCACCGAGATCGAGAACGTCCACGACCTCCGCGCCGAACTCCTCCGCGGTGATGCGCTGGTATGTAGATGTCGGCTCTAACACGATGGAACCCACGACACCAAGCCCCGTGCCGCCGTGCGGCCACGCGGTTGCCAGGTCTGTCGGGTTGATACAGAGTCGACCTGGTACGCGCAGTACCTGGGAGACGTCGGTCGTACCCACTTACGCCGCCTCCTTATGGATCGGTTATGGTTTCCGAGCCGCCGTTGTTCGCCGGTAGGTAACCCAGGCCGGCCCTATACAGCCAGTACTGCACGACGGCGCCCGTCTCCGAATCTGTCCAGTTCAATTTATCGTCGCGCAGGAAAGCGGTGGGACCGCCCACGACGATATAAAACGTGCCGGCGAAATTCGTCATCGGCGCGAAGATCACATCGTCTATCAGCAGGCTCCCCGTCGTGCGGGATGTCAACTCGAACTTTATATCTAAACTGTCTTCATTGAACGACTTAAGGTAGTTCGTCGACCCCGGCGCGGCGGTGACCGTTACGATATTCCATGCGCCGTTAGATAGGGAAGACATCGCCACGGTGCGGTTCGTCGCGCCCATGCGGATAATGAAAGATCCATCGCAATTACTCTCCCGGTAGACCGCGACTTGAATGTAATAAGGTGCGTTCGGGTTTAGCCTCGCGCGCGTCGTGTCGCTCAGGATCTGGCTGATTGTCGCGTTATCCTGGAGCCTCAGCGCAGTTGGCGTGGAGTCCCCGTCGAACCCGCGATATGCGATGTCAATATCGGCTTGAAAATCGGCAATGTCTGAGACTGTCCAGTTCGTTATCGCCGTCGGGTCGGATGGCGTACTCGTCGCCGCCGCCGTTCCGCTGTACTGGCTGAAGCTCGGATTCGAGAGCAGGCGTAGGCTGTCCTTCGCGGACACCGCGTTTATGTTCGCCTTCGCCCCGCTACCCGTCACGAGTACGAAGTCGCGGCCGGGGCTCGCCCCGCGAAACTGAAATGTTTCCTGGTGTTTAACCGCGCCGCTGTTCTGATCCGCCACGCATTCGCAAATGATCGCCTCCGGCGTGATCGACTCGATAGAGTTCCCGGTGTCGTCTGCGGTGCAGCGGTGCACCGTTCCGTTGCCCGTACCCGTGACCGCCGAGACGCTGCCGAATGTGATGTCCCTGCTGTTGACGTTCTTACTGTTCGCGATGCAATAGTCGAAGAACCTCACGAACAGCGAATCGACATCCGTCTCTGGGACGGCCATGACATGCTTCCCGAGCATACGGAATATCGGCGCGAGCGCGGCCTTGATGTTCCCAGGCGACAGAATCGCCGAGATTGATGCGCGATCGCTCGCCACCGACGCGAGCATCGCGTCTATAAAATCGCCCTCGGCCGCCTGCGCGAGCGTATCCTGCAACGTAACGAACGACGACGCGCCGGTGCTCACCGCCTTATAGAACTCCTCAATGATGTGGATGCGCGCCTTGAGCTGCGTGATGAGCTCGTCATATGTCGGTGACGCCATGCGCTTGTGTTCTCCTACGCTACCGCGGCGGCCTGTGCGGCTACCGCTTCATCTGCGTCTTCGCCCGCCGCGGTGTATACCACCTCCTCAACGGTGTCGTCTTCGACTGTATTGTTCTCGTGCATAGCGTGTCGTAGCCTGGCCATGTCCGCGCGTACTCGCGCTTTGACGTTGGCGGCTACCTCTAACTGGCGCCGCGCCGCGGCCTCGGCGTTGTCCGCTTCCATGTACGCCGCGACGAGCTCCTCGAGCCGCGCCGCGTAATCCGCTGCATTCATCAGACGATCTCCTGTGGTAGACGACACCGGAGCTCGTGTATCAATCCGGTAGAGTCGCCGCGGGCTTTGATCACGGTCCATACCCTGCTGTCGTATGTGAGCTGGTCGCCAGGTTGTGGGCTCTCGATCCCGCGCGTCGCGTTGTTCTCGATGCTGAAAATAGCGTCCGCGTAGGGATCTGTAGCGCCAACGAATTCATCATAAATGGCGCTGATCGTGGACGTCGCCCCGGTCGCCGCGACGCGGTATGTGACGCTCGCCATCGGCAGCGCCAGGTTGCCGGAGGAAAAGAACACATCCTCCATGTCGCTGGCCATCTGCTCGGTGAACGTCGCCATTCGCGCCCCTTGTTTTTAGAGCCGGCCCGCCGCCGCCGGCAGGCGACGACGAGCCGAAAGAGCAGAGAACAAAACTTAGGAAGTGGTGCCCTTGATCGCGGAGCTCCACGAGGCGTAACCTACGTTGCGCTTCGCTTCCAAACCGAACAACCAGCGCCTGTTTTTGAATTCCTCTTCGGAACCCGCGCCGATGATCGAGGTCGTTACGTCCTGCTGACTCTGGAGGACGAACGGCTTCGCGTTCGCGTCCGCGCGGAACAGGTACAGCTCGGTGGTAGACGTCAGCCTCGGGTTGACCACGGGTCGTACGCTAACGAGAAGGTTTTCACGCAGCGTGTTAGATCCGCCGGTCACCGTGAAATTATCGTTTATCGCACCGAGCGCCGACGACATCATGTTGGTCGGAACCATGCAGATGAACTGACGAGCTCCACCGTTGAGCGGTTCGCCGACGTCGTCCTTGTATCCGTACATCTCCTGGATCATGCCCAGGATGATGTCGATCATCTCTTCGCGAGTAGGCGCCGCCGCCGTCGTCACGTTGAGAGCGGCGAGCGTGCCCGCAACCAGCGCATTGTCCTGCGTGCCCGAAGAGCCGGAACTATGCGACGTCGCGAAATAGTTCTGCGAGTCGTAACAGGTTCCGTTCGACGTGATGAGCGTCGTGAGCAGTTTCTCCCAGTGCTCGCTTGCCCTCTGCGCGAAGTTGCCGATGCGCCGTTCTAACACGCCCAGCTTGTCGAGACGGAGATCGTCGACCGCAACCGCGAGAGTGTCCTCGTAGAGCTTGTTCGTCAGAGAGAACTCTTCGACTCGAAGGCCTTGCGCCTTGCGAGACCCGATCCACTCGCGCATCGCCGGGGTCATGCCCAGGTCGACGTAGGTCTCCGTCTCCTGGTTGGAGACCGATCGAAATCCGACCATGTCGGCCCAACCGGCATCAAGCAGTTGCTCATGTTCGCGGAGAAAAATCCCAAGGAGACCCTTCTCCGTTATGCGGCTGTAATCCGGGCCGCTAATCACTGAACCCATATCAGAGGCTCCTTATGCCGTTAGACTGAAAGTACACGTCGCAGGTGGTCCCGCTGATGTAGCGGATCACCTTCCCGATGCTCGTATTGCTGGTAGACGTCAACGTAAACGTGTCATCGTCACTCGCGTATACCGTGCTATGAACATCGCCCACGGAAGTCACACCCGTAATCGCCAGCTCGACGATTCCCTGCTGCGCCACGCGGACGTTGACATCACCGGCGCTGCCGGTTTCATTCGCGGCCTTTCTCAATGCGAAGCCCAGGAACGAATCCGCGGCGACCAAAGGCCGAGCCCGGCCGGAGCTGTTGCCGACCGCCGCCCCTTCAAAGATCGTGTCACTCGCGATCACGCCGTGATCGGTTTCCATGCCGTCGATGTCAATGGCATATGCCCTCGACGTATTTGCGCTGAGCGTAGCCATTAGGCTGTTCCTCCAATTACGCCTGTCACGATCCGGCACCGGCCCGCGGCCCGCGCTCGTTCGTATGCTTGAAAGTCCTTGAACGTACGGAACTCGGCGCGGGTATCCGCATCAACGTCCCAGTCGCGTTTAGTCCGCTGCTCGAAGTTGACGGGAGCGGTCGCTACCGCCGCGCCCTCTTCGCGGGTCTCGGACGCCGAGAACTCGACACCCTGCTCCGCTCCGAGCTGTCGCCGCGTCGCCTCGTGAGCTCGCTGCTCCGCTACCAGACGCTCGCGGAGCGAGTCGCTGTAGGCCTTCGCGGCCTGCGCCTGTGCGACCGTCATCTGCGCGGCGAACGCCGTTAGCACAAACTCGGCCTCGCCTGGAAACTGGCCCTGGAGCTCGTCGATGGTCGCGGCGGCATAAACCGCCGGCGCCGATTCGACGGTCTCGTCCGTTCTGGCGTCGTCCGCCATCGCTACCTCCTCCAAATATTCATCGCCCAGCGCGTAGACGGTCGCCGACGTGGCCCCGTCCGCTCCGAGCGGTACAAAAGATGACTCGAGCAACCGTGATTTAGTGATGACCGTACCCGGGCCGGAGAACTCCCGGCCGTTGACGTCCCGGGCGTCGCCCTCTTCCACGCGGTCAACCTCTAACACGCGGAACCCGATGGAGCTCTGGAACGGGAACCCCTCATCCGCGTCTTGCGTGATCCCGTGATCCGCGGTGAGCATTCGGCCGGTTATGTTGATCTGGCCGCCGTCGACGTCGACGCTCTCACTGTAGCCAACGCGCTTATCTCGATCGTGGGAGAGCAGGATGGGTATCGGCCCGGTGGGCATGTCCATGCCGGCAACGTCGACGATCTCCGGGCCGAACGCTCCGGCCACCTGGTCGCCTGTGTAGGCGCTCATCTGGAACCGGCGGGCCACTCCGGGGGAGTCACCGTCGCCAGCGGAGAGCCGTATATAGTCCGCGCTAACGAGGCGGCGAACGGCTGCGATCCTTTGCGATTTTCTCTTCATGATTACAGAATAAAGCGCGCGCCGCAGCGGAGCCATCTCCGCGTTCCGTATTACGGACCAAGTCTAAATCGCGCCGAACGAGTCCAACGCGGCATTGATCACAATGCCATCATCCGCGTCATCGAAGAGCACCATCGGGATGCGTCGTCGTCGTACTCCCTTGCCGCCGCCGCCGGACGGGAGCGGGAGCCCTGCGGAGTCGATATAGACGCCGCACATGGACATCACGGATTTGTAGCCCGCGGTCGCGGCGAGCGGCGGAACGGAGAGCAGCCCGGACGTGAGAGAGAGCAGGTCCGAGAAGCCGGCGGTTGCGTCTGCGCCGACGGTGTCGGAGCTCCCGCCGCCGATGTAAAGCGCCCACGGTGAGCCGAAGAGCGGCCGGCGGTACAACGCCCACGGGTCGCCAGAGTACAACTCGATGATCTCTGACGGACCAAGAACGCGGGACCACATGCGGATGTCGTGAGCACGCCCGCCGCCGAAGGCTCCCAAGTAAGACAATTTAGAGAACTGGAGCGGATCGCTGAACGAGACTGTTTCCGCTGGTGCCGTGTCGGACGTAATAAACACACCGTTGAAATAAATCGTTGCAAGCAACGCATCCGTCATAGTCACCGTGACCAAGTTCCAACTATCATCGTTTGGGACAACATCGCCCGTCTGCAAGTACCAGTTGTTTGCACTGCGCTCATAGTCAAACGTGATCTTGGAAAAGACCTTGATCATGTATTGCTTGTCGTTGCCACCTCCGCTTCCAGGCCTTACCTTATTCAAAACCTGCGCTGGCTGGTCTTCAGCCGCCGAGCCGCGCCGGCACCAAAACGAGATCGTGAAATTCTTCGTGAAGTCAATCGCGGCGGCGTTCGGCACAGAGACGTAATCGTCGACGCGATCAAAGCGGATCACCCGCCCGCCCGGTGAGTATTCCCACTCCGGGGCGCCGTAAATCGTTCCGTGGTTCTGACCGGCGACGTCATGCAGCGTCCCGCCGCCGCCTTCGAACATGGGCCACGCCGCGACCAGCCCGCGCGCGAGCGGGTGCGCTCTGTTGATCTGCGGGTTCTGGGGTTTTGGCGTCTGCGCCATCGGATTAGACGGTATCTGCGGCGGTGATGGGGTTCGCTGTCGCGTCGGTGCTAAGCGACTGCTGTCCAAGCACGGTGCTGTCGTCTGATTCGTAGATGTTCAAGGTTGACGCCTCTACCGCGATCTTGTTGACCTGTTTCGCGGTGGCGCCGCCAACGCTACGGAATGTCTTGGTGTCTCCGTCGCCGCTCGCGAGCGCAGTCGCGAGGTTGCGCCGGATGACGTGGTCCGCGATCTTGTTACAGATGGCCGCCGAGAGTGTCACCCCGTCCGTACCCGTGTCGGCGAGGATCGCATCGACTATCCCGTCGATCGTGGTGACCTTCCCATCTAACGTCGTCCCGGTGTCCACGAGGATCGCATCGACAATCCCGTCGACCGTCGCGAGCGCCGCAGCAGTCGCCGCGCTGTCCGTACCGCGCATATCCGAGTTGGTGGTGCAGGTCGAGACCGCGCCGGACGACACCGTCAGCGTCTCGCCGGTGGTGATCTTCGGACGATACAACTCGATGACCCGCGTGACCGGCGCCATGCCGGAGTGCGTGATATGAAAGACCATCTCTTCGGAATCGTTACCGGCGGCTATCGTCATGTCCTCGTCAAGCAGCAACTCATAGACACCGGGCATGTTGGATGAGTCGGTCTCGTTGACCGTGGGAGACGACATTGCCGCCGCCGCCGCACCGTTGCGCGAGCGGTAGACCGTGAACGAGGAGAGCGATGTCTCCCTCGTCTTCAGGTCCGTTGCGTCAACGCCCACCAGGTAGAGATACTGGTCAGTTACGCCGCTTGGAATTCTCATGCCGTAACCACTCCCGTTCCGATTGCGTGTAGTCCTGAGTTTATGCCGGGGGCGCCGTAGACGCCGCCCGCTTCGATGGCGTGTAAGCCTGTGCCGACCGCGCCGATGGGCGCATTGCCCCGATAGTACCGCTCCTGCGTGCCGACTGCGGGGGAGTAGAGGTCGAAGGGTCGAGCGAACGAGGCGGCGATCTCATTTGCCGAGAGCGAGCGAGACCACAGGCGCAAATCCGAGATCGAGCCATCCCACAGGTAACTGGCATTGGCAGCGCGAGCACCGATTTGGAATGTGCCATCATTCGCAGACGCTGACACCCCTGGCCCATAGTTGAGCGTCAGAGACGCCTCGACCCCGTCGATATAGACACTCATAGCGGTCTCGGTATTTGTCACCCCGGCGACACCGCGATAAACCCATACAACATGCGCCCACTGACCACTCGTGAGCGCGAGATCCGTCGTCACGAACAGTCGGTTACCCGTTCCGAAATTATTGTTGACCGAGAACGAAAGTTCTCCACCCGTGTTTGCATAGGTGTACGCACCCTTGTAGACCGTCTCGGTCGCTTTACCCCAGACCATTTTGGACGCGCCGCCATCCCATCTTACCCACGCAGACACGCTCCAGTGCCGGTCGTAATCAATGCAGTCAAACAGCGAATGCGTGGGGCATTGGACGTAATCATCCGCCGCGTCGAAATCCAGCGCGCCGCCATACTCACTGCCGACCCAGTCAGTCGCCTCCATGTTGGTGAGCGTGCCGTTGAGCCCGTGCCCGCTCACGTCCCGCAGGACCGAGCCGCCCCCGTCTTCAAAAGCCCACGCCCCCACCAACCCGCGCGCGAGCGGGTGGGAGCGGTTGATCTGCGGGTTGGTGGGCTTGACTCTGCTCATTCTCGCTTACTGCACCTCTGGCGTCATGTAACGATAGTGGATCAGATGACCCGACCCATACAGGGCCGCATTTGTGTCGTTCTTTATCACCAGCTTCCACCGGGTGCCGGGGTTGTCGGCGGTTACACTAAATTTATAAGTGTAGTCATTGTTTGACGCTACGGGGAGCGCACCCAGGAATTCGAGACCCGCCTCGTAAAGCGCCGCCTCTTGGAGCCCGTCGTATATCTCCGTCCCGTGATCGTCGCCGCGCGCAAGGAACGCGGACACCAACGAGTTCGCGGCGGGCGACGTCCCGACCTTGAACTGTATCCAGAACTTAATCTGCGGCGGGACCTTCTCATCACCATCCGCAACTTCCGCCATCGCCACAAGCGTATCGTCTGCGAGACTGTTCAAGCCGGTCGCGGTGATCGCGGTTACCGTACCCCAAGACTGCAAGATTTCATTGGCCACTTCGAATCTCCTTCTACGCCAGCGCGGCGGTTATGTAGGACTCTCTGACGCTCCCGAAGCCCAACGCCTCGCCGCGACTCACACTCACATCCCCCAACGCGAGCACGGCCGCGCCTTGCGCCGCGCTCAAAACCTCCGCCGCGACAACTAACGAGACCGCGTGAATGAATGGCGAGCTCGTGAGGTCAATGCTCTGGGGGAGCTCGCCGCGCGTGACCTCATCGATGACGGCAGCGCCGCACGAGATCCACAGCGCAGACGCCGCGTTCTGCTCCTCCGCGGTGAGCGCCGCATCGGTGCGCGCTGCGCCCAGCGCAACCAGCCGGGAGTTGTCAAACAGGTAGCCCCACAGCGTCGCCGGCGAGATCGCGCGCGAGATCGTTTCGGGGTTCGCGTTTATGAGCGCCCGCTTGCCCGGAAGGTCTGCGGCCACGTAGCCCAGCCCGCGCGGGTCTGTGTCCAGCTCTGCGCGAAGCGCGCTCAAGTCAATAGCCACCCGTTAGCCCTCCGTCACGACGGCGCGAGTCATGCGCCCGTCGCGATCTCGTTCTATGTCTATGATGCGCCGCGTGGTCTTCGTGGCGGCGAGCCCTTGCACTATCTTCTCCGCGCCCAACGCAACCGCCAGCGCGAGCGCCGCGTTCGCTTCGATCTGCTCTTGGTACGCCGTCGCACACTGCGCGATCGTCTGGCGCGTGCCGACCAGCATGGCGATGGCCTTGCTGTGCGCCTCGGCAAATGGCGTGGTGTCCACTTCGTTGGTTATCTGCAACTCTTTGATAGCCGAGCCGAGCGTCTCGACGCATTGCATGAGCGGCGCCAAGTCGAACTCAACGACAGGCTGGCTCTCGCGGACGCCGGCGACGTATTCCTTCAACCCCTCGAGCGCCTTGTCTCTCGCGCCTTCTATGTCCGTGATGTGCTCGGCTTCTATGAGCCCGGCGAACCGCGCCATCATGCGCTGCGCTTCAGACTCGAAAGCGGCCTTGCTCTCGGCCGCCGCTTCCTTCGCGGCTTTCTTGGCGTTGACGATGAGCAGACGCGCCAGGTGGTCGCCCTCGCTCTCGTGTTCCCCTTGCGGTAGCCGCGAGCCGTTGCCGTTCAAGCCCATCTACATGCTCCGTTCTATCGCGCGGACGGTGTCGGTTATCTTGAGGCTGCGCGTCTGCGCTTCGCCCTGGCGGACGGCGTCGGTCTCGAAGAGCGCGACGTGCATCCGGTTGCGCTCCTCCAGCGTCTCGATCTGCGCCGCCGCCTGTTCCCGCTCCCGTTCGCGTTCGCGTTCCCGCGTTACCTTGTCCCGGGCCGCCTCTTCCGCGTCCGGGTCTTCAAGTGCCCGCGTCAGGTTCGACTGCACCAGCGGAACGCCGGCCGCCTTCATGGAAGCGATCTCACGCGCGCGGGTTCTCATGATCCCGTCGAAGTCTCTCCCGAGCGAGCGCGCCACGTTGCTCAACGTGTCCATCCCGGCGTCCACCGCGGCGAGGTTGCTCTGTACCTCTTTGACGGGGTCGACCCATTGCCAGGCCGGGGTAATGTATTGAGCGCGGTACATATCCGGGCGCTCGGCGAGCTGGCCCTCTTCGATGAACTGGCGGATCTTCCATTCCCATACCGGCCGGACAAACCCCTCGACGAACTCCTGCTGCAAACATTGGAACGCCCTGTACGCCTGGAGCAGCGCGGCGCGGGCCGAGCTGTAGTTCGTCTGCGAGAAGTCAAGGAAGAGCAGCTCGAGCGGTAGCCCGAGCGGCAAGCCGATCATGCGCCCGAGTACGTTCGTGAACTCGCGGAAATTCGTAGCGGGCTGTTCCGGCTTGATCTGTGTGAGCGAGTCGCCGTCCTCCAACCGCTTGATCATGCCGGGTTCGAGCGTCCATTGCCGGTACTGCTCGCCGCTGCTCCCCGTCACCTGCGGCAACCCCTCGGGAGCTCCGGAGCCCTCCAGCACCAGCCCGAAGCACGCCGCCATCCTCACGGCGACGGTCACCGCCTCGATGTTGCCGTCCAGGTGTTCGAGCAGTCGCAGACTCTGCGCGAGTACGGGCTCGCCGCGTGTCTGGTTGAGCCGGGTGCGCCGCGCGAGAAACAGGAAATTCTTCGCGTCCACGGTAACGCGCCCCGTGCTCGCGTCCCGCTTCGCCGCGCGCTTTGCTCTGAGTTTGTCGCGGACGATATGAAACTTCGTAGGCTTGCCGTATGAATCCAGGTCGATACCGTCGACGTGGTCGGACCCTAAGACCTTACCCATCGGGGACGCGATCTCGTCCGACTCGACGCTCTGCAACATGCCCCGCCGTGAGCCGGCCTCAACCAGCACGGTCCCGACGTCGCCGTCCCGCAGGAATGACCGGAACGTGAGCCTCTGCTTGTCATAGAAGGAGTCAATGCCCCGGACGTCGCACCGGCCCCTATAGCACCAGTCTGCAAAGAGCTCCTCGGCCTGGTCGTTCCATCCGTCGTCGTCCGTATCGGCCCGCGGGATGATCCCGCAACCTATGACGTTCTCGACGCAGCGCGTGAGCAGTCCGGCCGCTACTACGTTGTTGCGCTCCGCCTGGCGGGAGCGGTCGACCATCTCCTCTCGGTCGTACCCGAGCTCGAGATGGTAGTCCGCGCTTCCGCTGTACGTGCGCGAACTCCCCGTGCGGGAATGCAGCGCCGAGCGGTAGGAGTACTCCCTGAGAGAATTCTCCGCGTTCCGCCACGCAATGCGCGCCGCCTTACGCCTCGGCGAGAACAAGCCCACGAACGAATCCACCGACTCGCTCCATGTCCTGCGTTGTTTCGCCACCTCTCTCATGTCGGATTCCCGAACTTGACCACGTCACAATCCCCGGTTCTCGAAGTGGACCGCCGAATGCGCTTCTCCAACCATTCGATCGTCTCGCGCACTTCGCGGATGTTCGCGCGGGACAGTTGCCGCCCGCCGATGGTGTAGGATTGCCCCGTGGCTATCGCCTCGAGAGCCTCTAAATAGAGTGTGAGAAGCGCCGCATTGGTGAGTGCCATAATTGAAGACTACCCCCTACATCTCGGGGTAGCCATCCCGCCGTTCCGTAATACGGACCTACTCGCCCGAGCCGGTTTCCAGCACTTTGAACCGCGTCGGCGCCATGTCGCCCTGACTCGGATCGCAGCACTCACGACAGACGTAGTACCGAACGCGGCCCTCGCCGCCGTCCATTTGTACGGTCCGCGTGCCGTCCCACGTAACCGCCGCGGTCTTGCAGTACGGGCACCGCACGCGCTGGACTACCTGCACCGGCGGCGGTATGCGCGGCTCTGGCCTCGGCGCCGCGTCGCCGAGCGTCTTCGCTTCCCGCTCAACGTGCGTATGGTCCTCGCCCCGTTTCGCCCGCCTGCTACGTCGCTTCGTCATCGTTTTCTCCCGCTCCACCAGCCCGATCCGTTGACCCATGACCGCCCCTCCTCCCGGTTGTCACGACCTCGCGGCCGCATCATCTTATCCCTCGCCGCCACCAGTTCCGCTTCCGCGGGCATGTTCGCCACGCGGCCCAACCGCGCCCCGGCCATCTGGTATACTTCGCAATCCCAATAGTCGACCCGCCGCCCCGCCGACCGTGGAACCCACCGGATGCGCCTGCTATTCCCCTTGCGAACCTTAATCTTGTGCTCTCCCGTCATATGCCGGACATACTCATCCGTAATCGAGTCGTTGCACTCCCAGATCCAGCCGCCGCCGTCCACCTCTTCCATCTGTATCCGGGCGGCGAGCAGGTCCTTAAATTTGCCCACGTCAAGCATGTACAGATCAGCGCCACGCTTCCGCGTCGCGTCCGTGCGGCGTCTCACGATGTCCCGCGCCGGATTCGCCAGGGATGAGCCTTTGATCGCGTAAATGCGCGGATCTCGACCCGCAAACGCGTAAACGCTGTCCGCGAATGCCTTGTTTCCGTCCGTGCCGC